AAGTATAGTGACCCATCTAAAAATGCCACTTATACTGTCAATGATGCAATAAAAATTAATAGAAGAACATTTGAGGAATATGACGAGAAGCCTAACAACAGCGATAAAGAACGAACTAGCAACAAATGATATTAGACCAATCCATCTTATCACTATTGGGTTCTCTACTCCTGTTAACATTACTGATTGTTCTTTTCCATTAACTTCATCAGTATCAGGTTCATCAGTTACTTATAATGCTTCAGATCATTTATTAGGTATATCAGATTTTTCAGAACAAACAGATGTAAGTAAATCTAGTATTACTTTAACTTTATCTGGTGCAGATCAAACTTATATATCAACAGTATTAAATGAAAATGTTATTAATAATACTGTAACTATTTTTAGAGGTTTATTAGATGATGATAATACAATATTTAATGACCCTTTTTTACTTTACAAAGGAAGTATAGAAAACTTTGAAATACAAGAACAAACAAAATCAAGCACACTATCATTATCTATTGTATCTCATTGGGCAGACTTTAATAAAAAGAATGGTCGTAAAACAAATAACACTTCACAACAAAGATTCTTTAGTACAGATGTTGGAATGGATTTTAGTTCTCAAACAGTACAAGATATTAAATGGGGTAGATCATAATGCAAGACATTATCTCTCTTTATAGAAATTATAACAGATACAATGATTGTTCAGATAATGATTTGATTAACCATCTTATGCCAAGCATATCTTTAAATCAGTTTAAGAAACACTATGATAATAATAAATTAATAGGATTTACTAATTGGGGTTTATTATCTGATGAAGCACATAATCAATTTAAACAAACAGGTCTTATAGATAGTAAGGATTGGAAATCAGGAAATAATCTTTGGCATATAGAAACAATCTGTAAATATAATCTTAAAAATATTATCAAGTGGACTAAGTCATTTTTAACTAAACAATTTGGAATAGGCAAAGAGATTAATTGGATAAGAATTAAAGATAATAAAATTGTTAGAATTGTAACAAGAACAACTAAAGAGGCTTGGTTATAATGGGTGGATTTGTAAAAGCAGTAACTTCAGTTTCAAAATTCTTTACAAACATGAATCCTTTAGTGTCTTTAGGTATAACTTTATTTATATCATGGGCATTAAGACCTAAAGTTCCTGACATTCCTGATTTTGGAACTAATCAATTTGATGATTTTGAAAGAGGTATCTTACTTAATAAACAATCTAATGACTCTAATATTCCTGTTATTTATGGAGAAAGATTAACAGGTGGAACTAGAGTATTCATGGAAACATCAGGAACAGATAATACCTATTTATATATGTCTATCGTTATGGCAGAGGGAGAGATAAACGATATAGAAGAAATATTAGTAGATGACAAAGTAGTTACTTGGGCAAGTGCCTTATCTGATGGAACAGAAGTAGAAGTAAATAGTTCAGATTCTAACTTTTATAAAGATTCGACAAGTTTAATTAGAGTACAACCTTTTTATGGAACAGATGGTCAATCAGCATCTAGTTTATTATCAACATTATCTAATTGGGGAACTAACCATAAACTATCTGGTTTATGTTATCTAGCAATTAGATTCAAATGGAATCAAGATTCCTTTACAGGAATCCCAAAAGTACAAGCTAAAATACAAGGTAAGAAAGTTAAAACTTATAATGCAAGTCTAGTTGAACAAACTGCAAGTTATCAAACCAATCCATCATGGTGTTTATTAGATTACCTAACAAACGCAAGATATGGAAAAGGATTAGCAATTAGTGAAATAGATTTACAATCTTTTTATGATGCTTCTTTAATTTGTGAAACACAAGTTACACCATATTCTGGTGGTAGTGATATAAACATATTTGATATTAATACTGCAATAGATACATCAAGAAGTATTTTAGATAATGTTAGAGAGTTCTTAAAAGGTTGCAGAGGTTATTTACCATACAATGCTGGTAAGTATAATTTAATTATAGAAACAACAGGCACAGCATCTATTACATTAACAGAAGATAATATTATAGGTGGTTATTCATTATCTACTCCAACAAAAAATGACAGATATAATAGAGTTATAGTTGGCTTTGTAAATCCTGATAGAAATTATCAAGTTGATGAAGTTCAATTTCCACCAATAGATGATTCAGGATTGCCAAGTGCAGACCAACATGAAACAATGAAAACTGCTGATGGTGGATTTTTGTTAGAGGGTAGATTTGATTTCACAACAATAACTTCACAATACCAAGCTGAAGAAATGGCAGAGGTTATACTTAGAAGAAGCAGAGAAGCATTATCTTTAGGTATCAATGTTGATTTTAATGGTTATGATTTAGCTATTGGAGAAATCGTAAATATCACTCACAGTTCATTAGGATTTTCTGCTAAACCTTTTAGAGTTATTGGAATTACTTTTAATCAAGATTTAACAGTAGGATTATCATTGGTCGAATACCAAGCTAGTCATTATACATGGGCTACTAAAGTACAAGCAACAACAGTACCATCAACTAATTTACCTAATCCATTTAATGTTCAACCACCAGCAAGTGTAACACTAGATGACCAATTAATTGAATACAATGATGGAACAGTTATTGTAGCTTTAGATGTTACTATTGGTGCAAGTCCAGATAGTTTTGTAGATTTTTATCAAGTAGAATATAAATTAAGTTCAGATTCTAATTATATTATTTACGCACAAGGTTCAGGATTAAATCACAGAGTCTTAAACGTAATTGACCAACAAACTTATGATGTAAGAGTTAAGGCAGTTTCAAGTTTAGGTACATCTTCAACTTATGTAACAGCACAAAGAACAATTATTGGGGCTATCGCACCACCAAGTGATGTAGAAGATTTTTCATGTAATGTTGTTGGACAAGAGGCTCATTTAAGTTGGAATCAAATACCTGATTTAGATTTAGCATACTATCAATTAAGATTTAGTGAAGAAATAGATGGAACTGCAGATTGGCAAAACTCCGTTAATTTAGTTTCTAAAGTATCAAGACCAGCAACTTCAATTTCTGTACCAGCTAGGGCTGGAACTTATCTTATTAAAGCTGTAGATAAATTAGGAAACTTTAGTTCTAACGCAACTGCTATTATTTCTAATGTAACTGATGTTGTTAATCATAACGCAGTAGCAAGTCAATCAGAACACCCTGACTTTTTAGGAACTTTAACAAATACAGTTATAGCAGATGATTCAATTAGATTAGATTCTTCAGAATTGTTTGATAGTGGTAGTGGTAACTTTGATGATGAAACAACTAGATTTTTTGATTCTGGTGTAAGTAATGCTGACTTCTTTGCAACAGGTAATTATGAATTTGCAAATGTTATTGATATTGGTGCAAAACATACAGCTAGAATTACAGCATCATTAACACAAACTTCAGATAACCCTGATGACTTATTTGACAATAGAACAGGATTATTTGATACAGCTTCATCTAACTTTGATGGAGATACACCAGCTAACTGTGATGCTCATTTAGAAATAGCAACTTCAGATGATAATGTAACTTATACAGCTTTCCAAAATTTTGTAATTGGTAACTATACTGCCAGATTTTTTAAATTTAGAGTATTCTTAACTTCAAGAGATTTAGCATCAACTCCTGTTGTTAGCCAAGTATCTGTAACAATAGATATGCCTGATAGAATATTTAGTGGAAATGATATAACTTCTGGTGCTGGAACATATACTATAACATTTACAAATCCATTCAAATCTGTTAATTATGCAGTTGGAATTACAGGCGAAGATTTAAACACAGGAGATTTTTTCGTTGTAGAAAATAAAGCAATAGATTCATTTGATGTAACATTTAAAAATTCAGGTGGTACAGCAGTAAGTAGAACCTTTGATTTTATTGCAAAAGGCTTTTAAAAGGAGTATAAGAAATTATGGCACAAGGCGATTATTTAATTCAGAACCAATCTTTTCCCTCTTTTCGTAGTGATCTTAATTCTACTTTAGAGGCTATTAATACATCTAATTCAGGTACATCAAGACCAAGTTCAGCAGTTGCTGGAACAGTTTGGCTAGATACTACTTCAGCAACTACACCTACTTTAAAATTCTATGATGGTGCTGATGATATTTCTTTAGCAACTTTAGACTACACAGCAAACACAGTTAATTGGTTAGATAGTTCAGTTTCATTTGATATAGTTTCGGATTTATCGCCACAATTAGGTGCAGATTTAGATGTTAATGGAAATTCTTTAGTTTCAACATCAAATGGAAATATTACATTCACACCTGATGGAACAGGTAAAGTAATTATAGATGGTTTATCTTTTCCAACTTCAGATGGTTCTGCAAATCAAGTTTTAAAAACAGATGGTTCAGGCAATTTATCTTTTGGAGATGTTTCTGGTGGAACAGATTGGCAATCTTCAATTGTTACAGCTTCAACTTTAACAGCAGTAGCTGGTAATGGTTATTGGATTAATACAACATCTAATGCTTGTACTATTACACTTCCAGCTTCAGCAAGTGTTGGAGATACAATAGAATTTTCAGATTATGCAAGAACTTGGGGAACTAACTCAATTACAATAAATCAAAACAGTTTAAACTTTCAAGGTTATTCATCTCCTAATCCAGAATATAATACCAATGGTCAATCAGTAAGAATAGTTTATTCAGGTGCAACACAAGGTTGGATTCCNANTGTTGATGATGATGTAACTAATGAAGTTCCACAAACTTATTCACTAGAAATGCTTGTTATTGCTGGTGGTGGAGGTGGTGGAGGAAACTATTATGCA